TAATCAGTCATGGTCCAAACAGGGAAATTTTTAGCATTCGATGGACTTACTCTATATCCACCGGCACCTCCACCTCCTCCGGGTGCATTGTAAGTTGTAAGTGGGCATCCTGCTCCACCAGCAACAACTAAATATTCTACATTATATTCAGTAGGCACCGATCCTCCAGCACCAAATCCTAAAACTTGGTAACCAAAAGATTTTGTTCTTGGTTTATTTCTTCTTCTTCTTCTTTTCGGATTATTCGATTCGTCTAGAAGAGATGAATTAGAATTGAAATCTTTCATTTTATCTCCTATCTATCCGTCGTTAGCTTCGTCTGTAGTGTAAAATAATTTAATTCCTAGTACTCGTGCATCACCTGTAAAATCGTCACTACCATCGGCTGCATCTCTATAAAGTTGAAAAAATGTATAATCATCGTCAGCAGGAGATCCGGCAATTGTTATTGCACCACTCTCAGCAGTCATTTGCACGTCTTCTACAGTTCCGATTCCAGCGTCTGTGACTTCTACAGCCGTTCCAAAAGCTACATCGGCTGTGTCGCCTTCTGTACATGAAACACCCTGAAGACCAAAAATAGCGTCTCCTGTATCAGTATTACTTGGACTCCAAAAAACTTGATAGGTTACTGTTCCTAAATTCCATGATTTTGGCATCGCAATAGAAAATTGCGCATATTCAGCTGTGCTCGCATCAAAATCTAAGACCTTTAATTCAGGTCTAGTTGCTGTTGTTTCAACTGCTTGAGCATCGGCTCCATTTGTTGTTGTTCCAAACATTGCTTGTGCGGGAACAAAAATAGTTTCTTTTCCTGCAATTTTTACTGCTGCTGTTGCATCTGCTTGATCAGTAGCTTGAACTTCTCCTGTTCCATTTGGCGTAAGAGTAATATTTCCGTTAGCGGCATCTGTTATAGTTATGGTTCCTGAACTGGAACCTTCATTTGTTGATAAAATTAAATCGTGAGCACCCTTAGAAGTAATCGTTGCATTTGCTGCTGTGGTACCTACTGTAATGACTCCCGTTCCTGCGGGTCTTAAGTTAAGATTAACATTTGATTCTCCATTGGCAGCAATAATTGGGCCTGCAGTTCCTGTTGCGGCATTTGTAATTTTAACTTCATTAACAGCAGAACCTGTAACACCAAAAGTAACTAATTCATTTCCACTGTTGTCCGCAATATATTGTCCATCGGTAAAACTAATAGCAACATCTTTTGATGCATCAATAACATCTGTTCCATTGTGGTAACAGAATGTTGTTACTGGTGCGCTTGATTTGTTTTGAGGAAGAGCTCTTAAAACTACTCCAGTTTGTGAAGTAACTTTAAAAGTTAATGAATAACTAGATCCACTTCTATTTGTTTTATCAACAACTAAATAACCTTTTTCAATATTAGCTGCTGGTGAGCCTGCTTGTGCTGGAACATTTACAACTCTATTTCCTGCTAACGTTCCTGTAAATTCTAAAATATAATTTCTTGCATTGGAGCTTGATCCACTTGACATCGCAAGTGTAACGTCAGCTGATGCTACATCAATTGCAATATATCCCCATGTCTCTGCAACTAAATCTAAATTGGTGTTAGTTTTTGTACCCCATGTACCGGCATTTTCACCAGTTGCCTGTAATTCAATACCTAAATTATTATATGTCGAAGCCATTTATTTTTTTCTCCTACGGTGTATCAACATCACTATACGTGACATTGGAACCGGTTGCAACACTTGAATACGATATATTCGTTCCCGTGTCAATATCCGCAAATGCTATTATTCCACCACCAGAAGCAGTTGTCAAATCAGCTACTGAAGCGGTTGCAGATACTCCAGTTAGTCCCATCGTCATTTCTGTAGGGGAAATTGAACCTACACTGCCTGTTACTGAAACTCCGGTCAAACCAACAGCCATTGCTGCAGGTGTAATAGAACCTACACTTGCGGTCGCAGAAACTCCCGTAACATCAATTAATTCAACAGATGCAACTGTAATATCTCCAACCGATGTTGTTGCTTCAACACCATCAGGAAAACAAATCCATGCAAAACCAAATGATCCAACGGAAGCAGTAGCTGCAAGACCACCTAATCCTTGAGTATGATCCGCACCATTATTAATTGATAAAGAACCTAACGAAGCTGTTGAACTAACTCCGGTCGGAGTTTGAGTACTGGATCTAGTTTCAGTAACCGTACCTAAAGAAGCAGTTGCTGAAACTCCTGTTGGAATCTGACCAATGGCATAATTAATAGTATATGATTCCCATGCTCCATGACCCCATGCATTATATCCCCATGCATTCGGACCACTAAGAGCGGACATGGCATCGGGAGCGGTAAGAGTGACGGTTTCATCCGCCATCGAGCCCCATTCACCATCATTCCATGTTTTAGCACCCCAGCCAGTCCATACTCGAGTATTATTACCCCAATACGATTGGTCCCAGGTTAATCGGCCCCATCCTTCAGTAGTAGCCATAAGGATTTCCTCCTTAAGCTATTCTCAGGATAGCGTCCGAAGCGTCGGCTGTTGGAAATTGAATTGTGAAAGTTCCACTAGAAACTGTTTTATCTCCACCAAAAGCAATGGCACAGACAGAATCAGTTGTTGAGGATCCTGTTCCAGTTGTTGTGTCGTAAATTAAACACCCATTGGCAGTAAAAGAAGCACTTGTCCACGATACATCTGCAAAATCACAAACGGCAGTCGTGCTGTCGGCAACTGGAGTAACACTTGTTAGCGTTGCTCCTCCAGCTGTGTAAGCTGTTCCAGATGTGTTGGTAATTTCATTAGATGTAGAGTAATCTGTAGTTGATGCTCCAAGAGTTGCAGAACTTGTAAACAATGCAATTTTAAATGTATCACCAGTAGACGCTGTGAAATCGTGTTCGCCTTTCAAAAGCTCTACTTTAAATGATGTACAAACTGCTGATGTTATAGCCATAATTTACTCCTTGTTATTGAGGTGGAGACTCGATTGGTATACGAACTGTTCCATCCGTATAGTCATCTCTTCGTCTTCTACCTATTTGCATTGCTGCAAATTTCTCTATCTCCTGTTTATACTTGTTTTCGTAAAGTGTCAACATGTCCATTGGGCCTTTTAAGAAGCCATAGGTCTCAGCCAAACACGCATATAAAAGCCCTTGTGGGAAGTTTAAACTAATATAGTTGGTTTCATTGCCAGATTCTAAAGTAGCTGGCATTAGATTATAATGAATTTGAAAAGCATACGTAGCAGCTGGGGTTGGAGCAACCATAAATCTACCGGACGTCGTATCACTTAATCCAGTCGCCCCTCCAAAATGGGCATAATATTTAGGAGTGCCTGTAGATGTATTTGCAGGAATATATTCATTTAAAAATGTTTGATCTCTTCGTAAAAGCCACTCATTAGCTCCTGTGATCGTTCCATCCGTTGCCGTATAAACTTGAATCCCTCTAATAAATAAACATCCAGCAGGGCAGTTATATGTTTGTTGTCCCGCAACTAAAGATGCACTTTGTTGTTTACGATCTGCATCAATCGGCACATCGTACATGATTCTTTGTTGTGCATTTAAAATAATATTTTCTAAAATATCTGTAGTAAGAACCGTATCCCCTACTTCTGTGTAGTTTCTAATCTGTGTTACTAATGTTGTATAACTAATTCCTGACATTATTTAATAACCTCCACACAAACTGGACAGCTTTTCCTGAATCTCTTATGATTATTACAATGTTCTGGCTTGGGTTGAGGTGTTACAATCTCAACTTCTTTTTTACCAAATAATTTCTTAAATAAGTTTTTTATATATTTTATCATTATGGCCTCATATTCACTGGTCCACCAAAAGCAAAAAACCCACCACCGGTTTCTGCGCTTGATGCATTGTTTTTTAAACTAAACGTAAAACTGTTGCTTACTGTAACAGATCCTGGTGGAGAAGCAATTGTTTCAGTAGTTGTTTGTCTTGTAATTTTATATGATCCATATACTTTAGCCCCTGAACTATGGGCTGCTGCCGTTGTTGATTCAGGAGTGACTCCATTAATCGGTGCCGCTGTTCCTCTAGTTAATCCTGAAAGAGTGTTTGAGCCTGTAGTATTTGTTGTATAGTAAATAGTTTCACTTACATCATTTCCATCAGAATCAAAAAGTTGAATACAAATATATCCTGGTGCTACGAATTGAGAAGAATCGGCTAATACTAAACTTGTTGCACTAGAACTTATCGCTCCATTTAAAGTAGTGGTTAATTCAAAAGTTGCTTTAGCTACTCCCCCTACTGCATTATCTAGATTTTGAAATCTAATATAATCATCTGTAGACCAAGGTTGATCCTTACCTTTAACTGTAACTGAGGTGCTACTTGCAGTCGTCGTGATAGGATTATTATCCAAAACAACCGGAGTTACAAAAGCTTTACGAGAAGGTTTTGCATGAGCCAATCCTTGTGGACCACCGACCACGGGTCGGGGCATTAGTTGTGGTTGTTTAGGTTCATATTCAGAACTATGTACCCACATGCCAGTCCATTCTTGAACCATTTCCCTATATGGGAAAGCAAGACCAGATCGGTCTGAAATCATTAATGCATACTTACCTTGTGAATAAGTTGCCATTATGTCATTGCTGGATAATACGTCTTAGGTGTTATGTAAGTACTAGACGCTGATCCATCCTCTTTTAAAGCTCTTGCTAATTCATCTTCGTAATAAAGTTTCATTTCCTGTGAACGTTGAGGTGCAAATTTTTGACTTAAATAAAAAGATAATCCGGCAGTCATACATGGAACAAAACGATAAGGAACTTGAGATGCATTAGTAAATACTCCTGCATCTTCAATTCTTTTTGTAAAGAAAATATGTAGTTTATTTGTTGATCCAGCTGCAGATGCATTCGCAGTAGGATAAATAGTTAATGTAATTTTATCAATGAATCTTTGAACCCAGAAATTAGAAGGAGTGCTTTTTGTTTTTTTATTAGCGTAACCAGCATAAGTTGATCTATCTATTTTTGTCATAGTAGTATCAGCTTGAGTTCCACCACTGTTATTATTGTATTGTCTAAATGAACATTGAGGAATATCAGCAAAACCATAAATAGATGTATCTGCTGATCCTGAATCATCCACACAAGCCGAACTCGTACCATCTCCGCTAGCACGATAAAAAGTATATGTATTCGTACCTTCGGTAATGGTCACATTAGTGGAACCCACTTCCCAATAGTGAAGTCCTCTATTGCCCCATTCTTGAAATAAAATATTTAATGATCTACGAGCCGAACGAATCTGATTACCAGAACTCCCTACTAAACCAATACGTTCAAAGGCATCCGTGATAATATCATCAATTGCGTACGTTTTATCAAAAGTATACGTACCTGAAGTAGTGTTCGCCATGATCTACCTCTTATGTAAATGCGCCAGTAACTACTAAAAAATCACAGTTAGTTAGATCAGCGTACATTCCAGTATCACAATAAATACCGTCTCCTGGAAGTGTTACAGAAAAATCAGAATTATCTGCAGTTCCCCATTGAGCTTCAAATATTAATGCAGAAGCAGTTTTGGAACTATCAGATTCATTATAAATTTTGACACTTCCTCCAGCTCCCGTTGCTTGAGCTTGTACTGCCATGATTCTAGCTTTTGTAATAGTGACTGCTGAACCACTTGCATATTTTTGCATTTGGCCATCTCCTGTGAGCGCTATAGTTTGTCTTACATTTCCTATTGCCATATTTTTTCCTTATTCTGTGAGCTCCCGAAGGAGCTCACAATTATAAATCTTACGATTCCTTAGCCCAAACACCTTGAGCGTCTACAACTGTCCAATGGGCAGTTGAGTTCAAAGATGCAATGGTAACATAGTCTCCCACTTTTGATGTACTTGCAGTATTAATAACATCTTTGTTGTCTGTCAAAGATCCTAAATACAAAATACCATCACTTGAATTAGGACTGATAGTCAGATTGTTTCCACCATCTGCTGCTGTATTTACAAAAGTAAATACATTCCCAATCGCAATTGCGGGTAGTGTGAATACTACATCCGTAGTGTTTGATAAAAAGGTTTTTCCAGAATCAGTAGAAATAACGACCGTGTAACTTGAATCCTTCTGTGTTATATTGAATCCAGTTACTCCTGCTTCGTTTTTCTTCCCAACTAATACTGGGCCTCTAAACAATGTTGTTGCCATAATTATAATCCTCCTAGTTTGTGAATCTAGTCTCTAGGCCGTCGACTATACGCGT